AACCAAGGAACGAATCGCGCGCACGTTTGCGAGCGTGACATCGCTGGTCTTGGTTTTGGTCGAGGCCTGTTGCACGACTTTCGCGTTGTCGATGACCGAAAGGGCGAGGCCCTTCACGCTGCCATTGATTCCGCTTCCAGCGCCAGTGCCGACGAAGAAGTTGTGATCTTCAGCGAGGGCCATGTTGCGCGCCGAATAACGAGCAACAAATTGACCCACGGCGACGATGCTGTCCTCGTCGATTTCTGAAGGAACACGAACGAGTCCGCCGAATTTTTCGGCGTTGAACGTGACCCACGCAAACGCGGGGGACTTTTCCGTGACAACGGCGCTCATAGCGATGAGGCCGAAGGTCGGGTCGGTCGTGAGTTTCGGGAGTTTGACAGTGCCAGCGCCGAGCGGGAACACAGTGCCGAACTGACGCGCAGCACCGTAGGTGTTGACGAGTTCGACGATCTGGCCGCTGTATTCCACGGGGAGCGGAATGTCGCTGGTCGTGAGGGCCGCTTTGAATTCGGCCTCGCCGCCGAGGATGTCTTTGCAGAGTCCTTCGACACGATTGCCGGAAAGCTGACCGCCACGCAGACCGGAGAGCAGGGTCAAACCGCCGACATAGCGTGCGGCGTCATCGCTGATCTGGCCTTTGCGAACATTGCGAGGTGCCGACAGGCTGGCCTTGCGAAGGGCGCGAGTTTGAGTTGTGAGGGCCTCGACTTCGCCTTTCAGCGCAACGAGGTCTTCGGTGCTGGCGGCTTTTTCCAAACGCTCTTCAAGAGATTTGGATTTGTCCGCGAGCGACTTGACGCCGGAGAGGACTTTTTCCTCAAAGGCGTTCGGGGTGATGTTTTCTTCCATATTATTAGATTTGGTTGAGGATGCGCGTAAGCTCCGCAAGGAAATTACGCTGATGAGTTTCCCTCCGCTGCGCAGGCAATTGATGCCGCCCATCGTTACTCGGTGCTGCGGCATCGTTTGGTGCTCCGAGTTCTGGTTGTGCCTGCGTTTTGGCAGAGGAAATTATATGCGAGTAGCCGTCGATTTCGCCTTCGTTGAGGCATCCGGCCTTATAGGCTTTCGCGAGGGCAGCAGGGTTTGCGCCGATTACACAGGCGCTCAATTCAATTTGTTGCTGCTCAAGATAAATTCGTTCGATTTTGTCGGCGCGCTCTTTCGTGATGCCCATTTCTCCGGCAGCGCGCACAAGATCGCGCCCTCCGTTTTCCGTGCGATGCACGGCGCGCACTGGGAAAAAGCCAACGCTGACGGCTTTGAGGAATCCGCCATTCGTCATTTTCCAACCGAATTTGATGAGGGGGTTGTCTTCGCCTGCGTCTAATGCCCATTGGACTGTTTCGACGAGGCGACGATTCTCGACGCGAAAATCTATGACCTTGCCGAGCAAGGCCGTGATCGAGTTGTTGCTGTGCGAATCGAGGAACGGCGCATTTTTTTGGAAGAAATCGAATTTCCAGCCGTCCGCTTTAATGACCTCGCGGTAGTGATCGAGCGTTTCGTCGCTGGCAATATATTCGACGATGCCCTCCTTTTCATCGAGGGTGCGGACTTCGGGATGAATTGTGCGAAGGAGTTTCACGATTTTTTGACTCGCTTCTTTTTATCAACAGGCGCGGCGTCCTGCGTTTCGACAACTGACGCTTCCGTTGCGTTGTCTTGCGAATCGTTCAAGGGATTGACGATTGGAGCGAGTTCATTCACAGGCAAAACCTTGCCGGAGGCATGAACATAAGTCGCGGTTTCTTTTGGCGCTTCCATAATTTAGGGCTGACTTACCGCGATTTGAACGCAACGGCAATTAATTATTTCCTCGGGTGGGCCGGAAGGGTCGCAGGGAAACATAAGGGAGGCCTGGCCTACTTTGAACGGACGATTGATTTCTACAACCTGTCCGTCTGCGGCTCTGTGGGTTGCGCGGCATCGATCGTCTGGGGTGGAAAGCCATTCCTTATATTGAATGCCGTTAGCTTCAAAGGTTTGCTCCCTTGCGTAGCCGTAGGCCGCGCCCGTTTCCGTTCGTGCAATTCGTTTTGCTCGCCCGTTAGAGATTTGATTAAATTCTTTCCGAATATCGTCTGCTATCTGTGAAGCGGGTTGCCCTTTAATCATGCCCTGCTCGATGATCGACATGATTCCGTTGTGAATTTCTTCAGAGATTTCATCGATGAACTTCTCGCGTTGTTGAATAAATCTAATTGCGTTTTCGGGCGGCATTTTCCACGGCGAAGGCTTCGGGGCAGGCGCAGGCGTGGGATCGACACTCGGTTTAGGCTTTTTCGGTTTTGCCTTTGCGGCCTCCGCATTTGCCTCGTTGACTGCGTCAGCCAATATCTTTGCCGTGATTGGGCGAAGGCGTTGTTTGAGTTTTTGATTCCACGGGTTGAACGCAAAGATGAGTTCGTTGCTTACGGCCTTTTGCCCATTGCCAAACATAGAAGCGTGCTTGTTGAGCTTCGCGATTGTTTCGACGCGCGCCTCTTGCAATGCCTTTGACCATTTGCCGAGATATGATTTCTCTGCGGCGTTGCGGCTCTGAATCATTTCGTTCCACATTGTCGCGCGTTGCACGGCCTCCGGCGCATTCGTTTTGCTCACGTTTAAGGAGGCGCGTTCGCGAAATGCGTCTTCGATGATTTCGTAGGCATCGCTCGCATCTGGTTTGTTTTCTTCGTCTGAATTGTTTGTTTCGTCGCCTTCATTAATTGGCAACCTGTTGCGATTCGTCGAAGGCAGATAACCACGATCCCAGCCGTTGAACTCCGGCAATTCCATTTCCAAATAGTCGTTCACTTTTTCCAAGGGCATCCCCATGTTCCATAATTTGACTGCGGCATCGATTCGCTCGCGTCGAACGGCTTGCATCGTGGGATGCTCGTCCCAATCAAAATAGCAACGGATCGCCGGATTGTTGCCATATTGTAGTTGCAAAGCTTGATTGATTCCGCGCGCGATTGTTTCAGCCAAAGGAACGCAAGTGTTTGATATAAGACGAAACATATCGCTGGCGCTGCCAATCGAATAACTTGCCATGACATCCGACATGCTGGCAGGAACGCCGAAAGCGATAAAAATTTCGTGCCGCGACAATTGGCGATTAGACACGAACGCTTGATCTGGCGACTGCACGTTCGGGTCTGTGACCGCAATGTCTCCGGCAAGAAAGACGGGCCTGTAATCACCACGCAAACGCGCCGCGCGTTTTTCGCGGAGGGCCGCGACGATTTGCGCCTGTTGTGCTTCGCTCGGCATTGCGCCTTTGCTTGTGACATAAGCTCCGGCGTCTCCGGCATTTCGGAACGTGTCGCGAGCGTAACGCCCTGCGGCATAATCCGTTTCTACGGCAATCTTTGCGGCGTCTAATTCGCCAAGGCCGCGCCACGGATTGTAGGGATTCCATTGTTTTATATGGATTACTTCTTCCGGCAAAAGATTGTGTTGCGCTCCTCCGTTGTCTGTATAAGACCAACCCACAAGTTCAGACCCTTGCACGATATGCCGCATATCCATGGGCCGAGCCAAAATTAGTTTCGATTTTTCCGCGCGCGCGTCGAACCACGTATCGTCTAAAATCCAAAAACTTTCCCCCGCCAATTTTTGCCAACCGCCGACAGCTTCGACGAATTCGGTTTGCGTCATATTGACGGCGGGATTCTGCCACCATTGAACGATCGGGTTTCCTTCATCGAGGTCTTCCTCGTTTGCGTAAAATCGCAAGGAAACGCCTTTGATCGGCGCGGTAACGGCTTTGATTGCGGCATTGACCCAGACGCTATTTTTATAGGCCTCGGTAATGTTGTTGCTTTCCGCATTATCATAGCCGCGCGTCCACAATTGCACGGCCTGTTCAAACGAAATGCTTTTCGTGAATAATGAACGAAAGCCGGAGAGAATCTTGATCATAGAATTAGATTAAGGTAGCGGAGAACACCTTCTCCGACTTACTGGCGTGGAGGGCAAGTGACAAGGCCCAAAAACGATCGGCGTGTCCTTGGTTCGTTCGCTCGCCCTCAAATTTAATTCCGCCACTTGAGGTGTTTGTCCGTTGCACACTTCGCAAATCGGCGGCGATTTCCTTCTTGTTAGGAATACGCAAGGCCCTGCGTTCAAGTGCCATTTTTACAGGGTAAGCGAGGTCTTGCTTCATTTGATTCGTGAACGTAATAGGCTCGACCTTCCAGCCGTTGTCTCGTTCCCTTGCGCGTTCGGCAAATTGTGATCCGAGGCCCGTTGCGTCAATGCAACACCTTCGCACCTGTGGCAAATCCAAGAGCGGGTATAATTCCGACTCCTGCGCGTTGAATGTCTCATTCCGCATTTCAATGACGCGCCGAGTCATGGCAATGCCGGAAACCATTTCTATGACCCAGATGACAGTCAGATCGTGCGATCGGCCAAGATCGACTCCGACATATAAAGGGTTGAGAGCATTCTCTAAATCGGTTTCCCACACTTCGCCTTCTGAATACTTTGCGCCGTCAATCAATTCGTAGGACAGGAACGAGGAGGCATCGTCTGACGGCTGGCACATATATTCCTCGGCAAAGCTATCGCCGTCTGCCGCACCCTCGCGGATGAAATCGAAATACTCGGCTTCGTCCATTTGCACTCGCGGGTCATACTCCGGCAGTTTCGTTTGCAATTTATACAGGAACCCTTGATCGAGCGCGCCCTCAAGCGTGACGCTATGCAACGAAAAACCCTTGGGGTTTCCCTTGTGTTTTATTTCAGTGATGAGTTGGTTGAAATAATTGTTCGTGCCTCGATGCGTGCTGAAGATCGCAAGGTCGCCGCCCCATGTAATGCCGGGGTAGGCGATCGTGTATAATTTGCGCGGGTCTTTGTGCAGGGCGAATTCGTCGAGCGTTCGGCCTCCTCGCTTGCCAGCCTGCGCGTCTGCGTTGCTGCTCATGCTGTGAATGCGCCTCCCGTTTGCGAAGGACAGGACATAAGCCGTGTTGCCGTTATGATCAATGACCTGTTGGCCTAAATCCGAGGCGCCGATTTGCAAAATGCTCGCGAACGCCTTGCAATCTTCAAGGAATAGCTTGGCCTGTATTTCATCGCGGCTGCTGACCCAATGATCGAGCGGCGCAGTTTTTAGACTCTGTTTGCGCGAAATACGAAACGCCTCTGCCCACGACCACCCAATCTGCCGCGATTTTTCGCAAATTTTGAGGCGAGATTCATCTGCGACCCATGCGCGTTGATAAGGCAAAAGGGCAACGTTTTCCTTCGGAAAGTGTTTGCACTTGCCGACGAATGTAGATGGCACCCACGATGGCCTCATTGCGTTATCTGATTACAAAACGGACAACGATCAAAAGCTGCGGCGGGTTTAGGCGCGCAAGATTGCACGGCAACCACGAACATTGCAAAGATGATGACGTATAAACCTCCGGCAACAATGCAACGAGCTATGACTTCGTTGTTCGTCATAGCAAGCGCGCAGCCTCCTCGATGCGCCGGAGTGTGTCGGGCGTCAATCCTCCTTCGGCCTTGATAATTTCCAAGGTATCGGAGGCACGTTCAGCCGATTCTTCCATGACTTTGACTCGCCGTTCGGCAAGCTCCCTGTCTAAATCGCGGCCCTCCTCCTTCATCACGGACAAAAGAAGGTCATAATTGTTACTCATGAGAGCGCGGCGTTTCATTTCGGCAAATAACTCAAGGCGCAACTGTTGATCGTCGATGCCTGTTTCCTCGCGCGCAAACGTCAACAACTCGCGAAATGCGTTTTGTCCGCTCTTGCGTTGATACCAACGCGCAAAGGATTGTAGGGACGAAATGCTTGTTGAGAAGCCGAAGGTCGCCTTCACTCGTTCGGCGGCTTTGCGATAACCCTCCTGCGCGCACCATTGAATGATCTCGGCGTGTTGCGCCTCGTTGAGCGCGGCGAACTTTGAATCGAAGCGAAGTTTGCGGACTTGTCCGTTCCCGTTCGTGCCGTTTCCGTTCGTGCCGTTCGTGCCGTTGCTGTTCATTTTGCCTTCCTCCTCCTCCGGCGCGATGGGTTGCCGAATAAGAAGTCATTA